TTAGTACTAAGAATTTTGGTATGGATTTTTTTGTCGATCTAATTCCTGCCAATTCAGAAGAACAATATTTCCATCACTAGGGTGATGTCTCGGGATATGATTTTGGCGAGATACCAAAATAATATCTATTCCGAGAACCAAAGAAAACTTTTAAATACCAAGGAAACCTTTTAATGGAATCTTAAGTATATAAAATAAAGATGTTACTTAACTGAGCAATCAGTTAAATAATAATCAATACATTTATTGTTCCCAAAATTTTAGTCATAAAAAACGTTATAACTAAAAAGTATCGATTTGGGGTATATAAATTTTTTTTTGGAACATAAATATATAAAGAATACAGTTAAGGGGATATTTATGGGTAATCAAAATTTGACATTTGGAATAGATTTATTTTTTAATGGTGAAAAACCTGAGAATAATTATTCCGAGTTTATTAAAAAAATAATAATAAAACAAGATAGAGAAGTTTCTTATCCTTATTTTGAAATTGATTTTAATATACCACATAAAAAATTTTTAAAAATATTAGAAGGAAATAAGAGTCCTATAACTTGTTTACTTAAAATTGAAGAATTTATGACTGAATCAAGAAAAAAACAAACAATAGATGATAGTGCTAGTGAAAAAAAAATAATATATGCAAATTTATTATATATGGGTCATGAGGTAATGGTATCTAATGCTGAAGAAGATAATGGTGAGCATAGGTTTGATGTTAAAAATGTATTTTATATACCGTATAAAATTTGGTTGGTTCCAAAAAGAGGATATGAAATAATGAATTCATTTGTTCCTGGGTTTACTATCCATAAGGAAACAATTGAAAATATTATAACCAAGGTCGCAAAAGAGTATGCTGATGGTGCTATAACTTTCTTTACAGATATTCCAAAAAATAAAGATCCATTATATAACGTATTTATACCACCATTACGGTTTGGTGAGCTAATAGATTATATGGATCATTATTATGGTATATATGATGGTGAACTTTTAAAAACATATGACTTTATGACATATAATTCCACAAATACTAAAGGAAATTCTGATTGGATTTTAATATCAAATACAAATACAAATAACACTGAATTTAATATTAAAGAAATGACAGTAGAACATATAGGTTCTACATTATATAAAGAAGAGATACTAGATACATCTTTTGGTAGGAAAGATATACCAAGAAAAAATATATCAAATGAGGATACATTTTTATCAACAATATCACCATTACATGCAATTGATGAAGATAGTTTTAGAGTAGATTTACATTCATTTGATGTTAAAATAATAGAAAAACCTGAAAAATCTCATTATACTTATAAAGAATATAAATTAGATGAAAAGCTTAAAAAAAATACTATAATGAATGTTAAACCTTATGAGTTGGATGTTCATAGTTCAATTAAAAAAGTTAAAGGTGTATTAAATAAAGAAACTGGTTTTAATAATTTAGATGTTAAAAATGCAGATGATGAAACTGAATGGCTTTGGATTGATTCAAATTTATCAAAGACTTTAAATAATATGTCAAAATTAAAAATAGAAATACCTTCATTGACAAATATGGATATATTTGGTGCCTCTGCTATAAAATTTAATATAGTTTCATCATTAAGTAATTGGGAATATTCTGGGAAATGGTTAAGTTATAATCATGAAATAACAATAACTAGGGGTCCAAATGGTAAGGGTGGTTTTACTTTTATGGCATCATTTGTAACAGAAGTAAGAAGGCCAAGGGGTCGTACGTTAATGTCAAATGCTGATATTAAAAAGGAAGTTACTAATAATAAACCTTCATCAATATTAAACACTTCTCAGAATGAAGCAATAGATAAAATAAATGGGGCTATTGGTTCATTTTTTCCAACTCCAGGAAGTGTTTTTAATAAACAATAATTAATTTTATAGGAGTAAATAATGTCTTTAAAAAATAATGAAACAATTGATCCAATTTTTTGTGTATCCGAGGTTGTAAAGTGTGAGAAGGATCCTTTATATTTTATAGAAAACTATTTGAAATTAGAAGTTCCTGGTGGTGTTATAAACTTTACCCCTCATTGTGGTCAATTAGAAGTATTAGATACATTGGTGTCTGAGAATAATATTATAATAAACAAAACTAGACAGATAGGAATATCTTCAATTATCATGGCATATATTTTATATTTATGTATATTTAATAAAAATGTACAAGCTGGATTTGTTTCTAGTAGTGATAGTGAATCTATTGATATTATTAAAAAAATGAAAAACATGATTGAGGGTTTACCCGAATGGTTAAAGCCCGAATTTGATATAAGTAATGCTCAATCATTTAGACTCAAATATTCAAACTCAGCGGTACATTCCTCAAATGTTAATATCATGGCTCCACATACATTATTCTGCGGTAAGGCTATATCCATTTTAATTATAAATGAAGCTGCATTCATACCAAAAATCTCTGACGCATTTGATGCATTATTACCATCTTTATTAACGGCACAAGAGTTCGCAAAGAAATATGATATCCCTTATGGTACTATTATCATGAGTACACCAAATAAAACAACCAAAAAAGGTAAATGGTTTTATGATCAAGTGGTAAAGGCAACTGATCCAGTCGAACCTGGATTTAAATTAATAAATATGCATTGGAAAAATATACCAAAATATGCAGATGATCCAGAATGGTATGCTGACAAATGCGAGTTATTGGGTCATGATAAAATGTCAATATCACAAGAGTTAAATCTTAATTTTCATGATGATTGTGATAATATAGGAGGAAATAATGTCTTTAAATAATAGGGTTAGAAAAAAAAATAGAATGCCAGGAAAACCTTTCGAAGGTCCATTAACAGATGAAATGGCAATGATGCATAATGAATGGGCGGCAGCTGAATTAATAAGATGCCGTATTAATCCATTATATTTCATTGAAAATTATTTGAAACTAGAGATGCCAGGTGAGACAATAGCATTTATACCACACATTGGACAGAAGAAAGTATTAGATGCATTATTAAAATACAATCAACTTATAGTGAATAAATCTAGACAGATTGGTATATCAACCATTATACAAGCATTTATTATATTTTTATGTATGTTTCATAAAAATGTTATAGTAGGTGTTGTATCTAAAGATGGTACTGAAGCATCTGATTTTATAAGAAAAACAAGGGATATGATGTCGAACTTACCGGTATGGTTGAAACCAGAAATTGGTATAGATAATAAACAATCATTTAGTTTTAAAGAAACAAACTCAATAGTCCATTCTGCACAGGTAAACCTTAATAAACCAGAAGCATTGTTTCGTGGTAAATCTGTATGTTTTTTGGTTGTGGATGAGGCTGCATTTATATCTAAAATAGCAGATGCATATGTTGGTATAATTCCAGCATTAGCAACAGCCCAAGCATTTGCAAGAGAAAATCAAGTTCCTTATGGTACTGTTATAATGAGCACACCAAATAGAACTATAAATACAGGAAAATGGTTTTATGAAAATGTCCAAAGAGCACTTGCCAAAGATTCACATTATAAATTATTAAGAGTTCATTGGAGAGATATACCAGAATTTGCAGATAGACCAGAATGGTATAACAACCAATGTAAATTCTTGAACTATGATAAATCTGCAATAGCTCAAGAATTGGACCTAGTATTTTTACCAGGTGATATTCATAAAGGTTTCTTAGATGAAGAAGTTATAACTAATATAGATTCATTTCATAAAAAAGAAGCATCCAGAGTGGTTGAGTTTTGTCAGGGAAAGGCGACTCTTTGGATATGGGAAGAACCAGACCCAAATGATTTTTATTATATTGGTGTTGATACTGCAACTGCATATGGATCTTGTTTTTCTACCTTATCAATTATATCTGCATTGGATGAGAGACAAATAGCAGAGTTCCAAGGAAAAATCGGAATACGTGAATATGAATATATTTTACAAGAAATTTTTGAATTATATGAAAATAGTTATATTATAATGGAAAATAACTCATTATCTATTGGTATGTGTGAAATGTTTGCAAAAAGTGTATTCAAGGACAGATTTTATAATACCCCAATATATGATAGAAGTAATGTACAGACCGGTGAGAAACCAGGGTTTAGCACAACACCAATCACAAGACCAAAAGTATTTTCAGCATTGTATACATTTATGACATATAAAAGTGATGGTATAAGATCTGAAAGATTGCTTATGGAAGTTGTTGGTCTTAAAGAAAGACCAGATGGTACATGGAAAGGCAATCCTGATGATTTAGTATTGGCTAGTGCCTTTGCTTATTATGGTATAAAGGAAAATTTAGCAAAAATGCATCGTATGGGTAAAGATGATGTTACTACTAGTGAACTCGAAGATTTAAGGAATTTTTATAAAACCTGGGGTGAGGGATCGAGTGGTGATGATTATGATAAAAAGGTTGATGACGATCCATATCACATGAATAGAGAAATTGAAAGATTTAATAAGAATATAGAGAAATCTGATATTTTATAATTTTTTGGAACATAAAATATATAAAAATAAAATATGTAATAATATGACCAAAAACTTTGGTATATATTATATTACAGTAAAATCAAAAAGGAGGTACATATAACATGTACAATGTGCCAGGAATTGCAAATCTAGAGATCCAGTATCCAGAGACAGACATTATAACACCAATTACTAAAGATAAATTTAAAATTAGGTGTTTAACAGTTTCAGAAGAAAAAAGATTTAAAAGTAGTTTTCTTGATGTTACAAGTATTAGTGATCATTTAAATAGAGTGGTTTTTAATGCATTAACATCAAAACCAGAAAAAATTAAAACATATAGTGATTTTTTAAATTTTATAACTATAAAAGATAGAGACGCATTATTATATGGTCTTTATATAATGAGTTACGACCCATTTATAAGAATAGAAAGAACTTGTAATGTTTGTTCAAATAAGCATAAAATTTCTTTAAATATAGGTGACTCATTAAATGTTAAAGATTGGGATGGTAAGTCCGATCCATTAATTGTTCAAACAGAGAAAAAAATGAAATATAGTAATGTTAAAATATACCTCAAACCATTTCCAAGCCTTAATGATGAGATAGAGATATCCAATTTATTAACAGATGATTCGCAGAATTTTTCTGATATAATATATATTTCAAAAATTGAACTTATAAAAACTGTTAAGGGTGAAGATGGAAAAAAGGTTGATGAAGTTGTAAATCTTGTAACAGTTAAAAGTGATATATTAGAAGTCTTTTCCAGATTACCTGTTAGGGATAAAAATATTTTTGATGACCATATTGAAAAATATAAAAATTATGGATATTCTTTTTCTAAAAAAATAAATTGCGCAAATACGACATGTTCCGAAACTGATGTGATAGATATTGATTTATATTCTGAATTTTTTCGATCAATTAATGGACTATAAGGTTGTTGCGGAATTTAAAGCAACAATAAATGAATTAATATTTAAAATGATCGATGATGTTGGGATGCAGTGGGAATCTATAATGAATATGCCAATATGTGATTTTTATGATTTTATTCATTGGAAGTCAGAAAAAATGAATAAAGAATTAAAAGAAAGGCAGAAACTGAATGGGAGCTAAGTTAACCAAGTTTTTTAAATATAAAAATTTAAGTTTCGGTTATATTATTAATGTAAGCGTCCAAGGTGACTTAAAAAAAATTACAGGTAGAGAACTTAAATTAAAAAGAATATTTAATTTATTATCAATACCTAAAGGCACATATATGGATGATCCAGAAATTGGTACTAATTTACATAAATATATTTTTGAATATTCAAATAAAAAATTATCTGAAAATTTGAAACGTGAATTAGAAAATGTTTTTAATTCATATGAAGATGAAGTTATTTTAAATTCTATTACTACAAAATATGGAAATGGTGGTAAAACATTATTTTTATATTTTAATATTTCATTTATAAACAGTAATGATGAAAATACAACTTTAGTCTTAAATTTAAGTGAATATATAAAAATGAAATCATTACTTGATACTGAAAATATATAATATATAGTTGGAAGGTTATCTATGTCTAAAAGTATAAGATATTTTGATTATTTAAACGAGTATGTGGATTTTCAAAGATATTATTCTGATGATGTTCCTTCATATAGATGTACTTATTATAGTATCTCATTAGATGATAGTGTATTAGAAGGTTATAGTGATGGGCATACTACTGCTGGTGGGTCTTATAGAGTAATAGGTGAATTATCTGGATATAGATGGGAAAAGATATCAGATTTTCCCATCTTTGGTTCAGATTCAACAAACCCAAACTATTCTGCTGAACAGGAACGTGTTACAGAAAGTCTATCGACCACAATTGTATTTCCAAAGTCATATGGAGTTTTTCCATCTGTACATGATATGGTATTATTTCCAGAAGGGACTATGAGAGATGAAAGAATTTGGCCCTTATATGAAGTTCAAAATGTTGAAGAATCACATTTTGGTAACTCCATTTATTTCAAGGTTATGCTTAGAATTTCTTATTCTGATGTTTGTAAGTTGGACTTACAGGTAGTTAGGGATCTTGTTTTTATTGAACAAGAAAAGAAAATATTTACAACTAATGTTGGAGATGTTTTAAATGAAACTAGTTCAAAGTTAGGTGAAATTACTAAAAAATTCTATGATGGGTGTTTTGATCATAAAAGAGGTCTTATAAATACATTCATATCATAATAATATAAGTAATTTTCAGCTATATATATTATATACTGCTATTATTCTATATATCCATTTTTTGGGTGTATAGAATAATATGCATTTGATTTAAATTGAAAGTTTTTTTTTCTTATTTTTTTATTGAGAGGCTAAACTATAATGAAAATTGATGATGTTAATTATGACGATATTGTCATAAAATATGATATGAATGATGGTACCTACTATGAAAGCGATAATCTCTCTAAATACATGGTTAAAATGATATTAGATAATTTAAATACCGTAGAAAGTAAAATAGGAATAGAAATGAATCTGGACCGTATTGAAGAATATGAAGGAATTAATTCTGATATCGAAATTGGTTTAACCAATCAATATAAAATAATATTCCCAGATACTACAGTTTGGGGATTTGATAAAATGATAAAAATGTTAAAATATTTTGAGATAAAAATATTAAACGATATAAAGAAAATAGCTAAAGAAAATTATGATTTATTTAAATTGATATATAAAGATCATAAGAAAAAAATAAAATTTATAAACTTATTTATAAAGGATATAGAAGACCCATTAATTAAATTAATCATATCAAATCAAAATACCATTAAAACGATAGAATTAGTATTAGATAAAATAGACCAAGTATATCCTGATATAATTTTTGAGAAAGAATTATCAGAAACTAATTAATCTTTTTTTGGTAACCCATCAAATTGTCTCATCATTATCCAATTTTCTCTTTTTGTGTTTTTTAATTTAAACATAGCAAATTTCCCTTTTAATTTTTCGCCATGTAATATTATTGTGAATGATTTATTATTTCTTTTATGTACTTCTATATCACCAGTATCTATTATTTTGGCTCTATAACTTTCATATGTTAACCAATGTATATCATGCATTCTTGTTTTTATTACAATCAATTTTTTATCTTTTTCTATATTGTATTTAGATGGAATTGCGAATGAATGCATTTCTTTTGGGTTATCTGGATTTTGAAATCTAAGATCATAATGTTTTCCAGATGTTCTCCCATCATGTTCATGTAAAACAAATTTTAATTTTTCATTTTTTGATTCCATTAAAAACACCTTTCATTTAATGTATTATGTTTTATGTTCCAAAAAATAACTGATTTATATAATTAACTGGGGGTCATTGTGTTGAATGATAAAATATTAAATGAATGCATTAAAATAAGTAAAAAACATAGAATTTATAATATGTGTGTAACTGATTCTAAATTTGATATTTATAAATTTAAATATATGATTCCTTGGCATGGTATTTCTTGTCATGAAAAATTATCAAAAGAATTTATTAAAGAATTTAAAAATGAAGTGGATTGGTTTTGGATTCCTTATAAGCAAAAATTATCTGAAGAATTTATTAGAGAATTTAAAGATAACATTTCTTGGTATAAGATTTCAATCTATCAAATATTATCAGAAGAATTTATTATAGAGTTTAAAGATAAAGTTAATTGGTCTGGTATTTCTGAACATCAAAAATTATCAGAAGAATTTATATGTGAAAATTTAGATAATATTGAAATTTATTGGTTATTTATTAATAATAAAATAAACTTAACCAAAGAATTCAAAGATAAAATTAGGGTTTTGAAAATGTTAATCGGATGAGATTGGAGTATGGTATGGATCAAGATTTAATAGATGAATGTATTAAAATAAGTATAAAGCGTGGAATTTACCATATGTGTGTAATTGATTCTAAATTTGATATTAATAAATTTATAGATGAAGTTAATTGGTATTTGATTTCGTTTCATATTAGATTATCCGAAGAATTCATTACAGAATTTAAAGATAGACTTGATTGGTCTGGAATTTCATTTGTGCAAGAATTATCAGAAGAATTCATTGTGAAATTTGAAGATTATGTTAATTGGGATTGGATAGCATCATATCAAGAAATATCAGAAGATTTTATATGTAATAATTTTAGTAGAATTGATATTAATTATTTATTTGGTAATTCTGAAATAAATCTAACTAAAGAATTTAAAGATAAAATTAAGGTTTTGAGAATGTTAATCGAATGAGATTGGAGGATCTGTTGAATGATAAAATATTAAATGAATGTATTGAATTAAGCAAATATCAGAGTGTTTATAATACATATGTGACTGATGGTAAATTTGATATTGATAAATTTAAAGGTAATGTGAATTGGGGTAGAATTTCATGGCATCTAACATTATCAGAAGAATTTATTAGAGAATTTAAAGATAATGTTAATTGGAATGATATTTCATGGTTCCAAGAATTATCAGAAGAATTCATTAGAGAATTTAAAGATAGAGTTAATTGGACTAATGTTTCGGAATATCAAAAATTATCAGAAGAATTCATATGTGAAAATTTAAATAATATTCATATTGAATTTTTAGCTTATAATAAAAAAATAAATATAACTAAAGAATTTAAAGATGGACTTAAAATATTAAAAATGTTAATTGAATAACCTGGAGGTAATTTTGAACAAATTTTTTAACCTAAAGTATGCGGCAGTACAGACAAATATCCATATAACAAATAATAAACAATTAAAATTTGCAATTAAAATGGCAAAAACAATGGACCCAACATTAGAACCAGGATCTATATCAAAAGGAACAAAGGCATATGATTGGTCTAATGATAAATATAGCCAATTATACTATGGAGAAGCAATTGATATATATAATTGGTTATTAAAAATTGCATGTACTAAATTAGATAAAAAAGAATATATTAAAAGATTTACGCATAAGAATGAGCCAAATGATATTATATTTACATATAATGAGGAAGAAAATAAAATTTGGCTGAAACTAGTTAGCAAGAATGATACAACTAATTTTATAGAATTTCCATTTTATGGTGGTGATCTACATCTTTTTAGGAATTATTTAAATGAATTTATTACCAGAGCGCCTGGTTATGATGATATCATTACGTTAATGAAAGAATCAATAAAAACATCAGAAAGTAATCTTAGTAATGAAACTATTGTAAAATATGATAGTGAAAAACCACCACCAACTAAATATAATAAAACAGATAATAATTATAAGCAAAAATATAAACCAAAACCTATAATAACAAAAGAGGAACCAAAAGAGGAACCGAAAAAAGAAATAATAAAAGATGACCAAATATTAGATAATTCAATGGATATAGATCCATTGGCTAGTTTTATCATTGGCGGAATGTAGAAGGAGATTAATGAATGTGTGGAATATTTTATATATACAATAGCAAAATAAAAAATAATATGGGACGAATTAAATTAGTACTGGATCATGTGGATCGTGCATTAACTAGAGGGGATGATGGTTTGGGTATAAATATATGGGATAAATTTGGTTCGAATTTATCTTATAATTTTATGGATTTGAAAAATAATGGATACAGTAAATCATATATTGAAAATATCATACCAACATCATCAATTATGGGATGTTCAAGAGCTCAACCGGAAACTGAATCTGTATCGTCAGTTAAAAGTATGCAACCCATACATATTAATAACCCAACAAATACCAAACCAGATATATCAATAGTACATAATGGTGCCATTAGTAACTCATGTATAAAAGAACTCAAATCTCTTGGGTATGTATTTGAATCTGAGTGTGATTCTGAGGCAATTGCTTTATATTATAAACACTTTGATGGTGACATAAAGAAAACATGTGAGGCTATAGATGGTGGCTTTGCATTCATACTACATGATAATGTTAGAAAACAATTACACGTATGTAATAAATATCACCCGATATATGTTAAATACTATATGAAACCTTTTGATGATATAAGTTTAGAAATTAATAGTTGTGAATTTGAAGGGGCTACACCCATGAAACAATTTACAATTAGATCATTTGAACTTGATTTATTAAACGCACCACATCTTACAAATGAAAAAGATATAACATTTAATCCAAAATATACATACCCAGTTGATATAAAGAATAATAAAGAAAAACATTTGGTATTGGCAAGTGGTGGAATTGATTCTATAACGACAATGGCATTACTTAAAGCAGCCGGTGCAGATGTAGAAGCTTTACATTTCTTATACGGTGCTAAAGGTATGGAAGCAGAAGAACAAGCTTTTAAACGTATATGTAAAGAACTTAATGTACCATTCAAAATATTAGATTTAAATACAATATATGGTGCATTTAATTCTAAATCGGAATTATTGAATAAAGATAGTGAGATTAGAACTGGTACAGAGGATCATATTAAATCAACTACGGCATGGGTACCTGGTAGGAATATGGTAATGGGTACTATAATGGGTGCTTATTCTGAATCATTGATTTTGGATCATGGGTATAGTAAAGTATATTTCTCGGCTGGATTCTGTCAATTAGAAGAAGAAGGATTCTATCCAGATAATTCCTTTTGGTTTATGGAAAGTTTAATGGACCTATTTAAAACTGGTACTATAGTTCCAGGTAAGATTCAGCCACAACCAGTCCTTAGAAACATAATGAAACATGAAGAATGGGTTCTTGCTAAGAATCTTGGGTTCTTAGACTTATTCAAATATACCATTAGTTGTGATTGTCCTACTTATAATAACGAAGATGAAACTTGGTATAATTGTGATTCCCAATGTGGGAGTACAATACTTTCCAGAAATGCAGCTAAACTTTCCGGTATTGAAGATCCAAGAGTATTTTTAAATAACCCATATGTTCATTTGGCAAAAGAAGATAAATTTGTGGATAAGTTCACGGAAGAAGATATCAAGAATAAAAAGGTTCCAAAAGTAACTGATTTAATTGATAGATTGGTTCTTAGTGATAAACTTAAAATGGTTTTAAAAGCAAAATATGCAGATAATTTATTATAAATAAATAAGCCGGGATTTATTTGGGTATATTAACTCATTTAATTCCCGGTTTTTATAAGAAAGGAGATGTATGAAATTAGCAGAAGATGTTGTTAAAGAATGGTTAAATAAGCATGGGGATTCGCATATTGGTCAAATCATTCAAAATTGTGAAAATTTGAATGACTATGAATTATTTTTTAGTAATCCTAATTATAGTGACTTGATTCAAGGAATTGTATATTTATGTATGGATGATTCATGTAAAATTGTTTTAAAATTATTAGATAAACGTCCTATTAAATATTCAGATGAATATTTGAAAAGTGATAAATTTAAAATGCAATTAGAAAAGATCGGGTTTCTTGATCCAGAAATTATCGATATGGCATCACCAGAAGAATATATTAGTAGTGATTTATATGACTAAAATTTTTGGAATATAAAAATATATAAGTAAAAGGAGAGTGTGAGTGAGAAATATTGATATTAATTTGGAAATAGTGTGGCAACCTTTAATTTATAGCATTGAAGAAGAAATACTTAGAATATTAAATGAAAAAATACCATATAGAGTAATAGAAACTAAAGATAAATATTTTGTAATTAATAATTATGAAGATTTATATTATTCATTTCATAATGATATAGGTTTATACATTGGGAAAAAATCATTATATGATAATAAGATTTTGAAATTAACTGATAATATATGGAACCTTTGGTATGAAGATATTTTACCAAAAAAACAAATGAGAATCATAGATAAGGAATCTGGGATGGTTAGTTTTGTTGATTTTTATGATTGTATTAATATCAAAAAATTTAATGGTTATGATAATATTAATGTAGATTTTAATTATACAGGTCCAAATAATAACTTGGAACGTGTAATTAATCATATCATGCAGGCAAAGAATTATAAACGTAGAATTAAATCATTTTATAATGAACCAATATCAAATATGTTGGTATATTTGATGGGTTCATTTCCTAATTCAATAACAAAATCAGAACCATCAGGAATACATGATCGGTATTCAATAACACCTATTAATAAAATGACATTGGATAGGTATGGGTATATAAACGAAAATATTAGAAATTATCACATTGAAGAAGTAAATAATTCAAATATAAATACATGGTTTGGTCCCAATGAGATATCGATGGGATATGTTAATGGTGTTTTATTGATATCTAAGAGTATGATGAAGATAAAAAATATAATATCAGATACAAAGGGCATTCCAAATATAAGATGTGGGATAAATATTTGGGAAGATTATTGGATGAATACTTTCATATATGATAAGATAAGTGTAGATATATCAAATAAAACACTAGAAATACAAGAAATATCGACAGATGATGTTGATCTTTCGGAATTTAAACAGTATAATGATGATATAGACTTTAAAAGATATATTCTTGATAAGCCTATAACATGTATGATTTTTAAAAAATTAATAAAATATTTAAGTTTAATTTAAAAAAAAAATAATGGAGAAAAAAAATGCAAAACACAACATTCCAAAGCAAGACAATGGTATCTATGTCAATTAATCAATTACTTGAACATTTTACAATTGATTATATAAGAAAATCTATGGGTAATGAATTTGAAATGAAAGAACGTAAAGGCCAATTTAAACATACTCAACCATTTAATGTTATTTTATTAAAAAGGGATGGTCATATTTCAGGCTTAGAACCTGTACTTTCTAGATAATAAAAAAATAAAAAATATATAAGGAGATTTAAAATATGAAAATACCAGAAGTGTTTAATGAATTTTTTTCAAATATAGAGGAACAGTACGAAGTTTCAACTGATTCATGGAAATATGTAAAACAACAAAAAAAAGAAGTAAAAGCAAAAAGTAAAAATGGTTATAAAATTGATGGTAGTGGCATTCAAACTGTAATGTGGGTTTTTGAAAAAGCTACAAAAAATGAAGATAAATTATTCATGCATGAAGTTAAAATATATTATAATGAAGAAACTGATACAATAGAATCTTCAAGTTATTATAAAACAACAACCGATAATGGGGAGAAGTCAAAATTAGAAACCAAACATTTTGCCATTTAAAAGGCTCATTATTCATACCTAAAGAATCTGTCTCATTTAATGATATGAACGTCATTAAAGATAAACTCACAGTATTCTCCACTGATTATCAAAGTGGAGAAACTGTGGTTAATAAGTACTATAATTTTAATAAAGATACTGGTTATTTAGAACTACCAAAGTTTTATCCAATATCAAATAATATTAAAGATTGTAGTACACTTGGTGATGATATTGATATTAATTTAAGACCAACTATTGTTGTTAATGATAATGTTATTGAAAATAAATTAAGAGAAAATCAAATAAAAGCATTTGATTTTATTAATAAATGCAAAAATGGAATATTGACATTACCTCCAGGTATGGGAAAAACAGTTTTAGCTTCATTTGAAATAGCAAGATCCAAAAAGAAAACATTGATAATTGTTCATAAAGATCATTTATATAAACAATGGGTAAAGGAATTGTTAACATTTACCGATATTAAAAAAGAAGATATTGGTACATTATTAGGATCTAATTATGATTTTAATAAAAAAATAATAATAACAACAGTTCAAGCTATTTATTATAAAGTAACACATGATGGTTCAGATAAATTTATAAAAGAAATGTACGATGCTAACTTCGGTTTGACCATATATGACGAGTGTCATATATGTGTCGGACCGGAGGCGTTTACATTGGCATCCAAGTGTATTTTTTCGCAAAGAATTCTTGGTTTATCAGCTACTCCAAAGAGAAGGACTGAAAAGGAAACCAAATTGATGCGTTTTTGGCTTGGTCCTGAAGAATTCATTCATAAAGAATATCAATTGAAAGCATCTGTTCTAAAAATAAATATTGAATCGATAAAAAATAAAAAAGATAAAGATTATATAAATGGTAAATATGGTTGGGGTCATAGAAATAGATTCGACAATAGTAAATATTTACAAAAGCTTTTAAATGTTCCTTGGTATAAAGAACTTGCAGCAAAAATTATATCACAATGTTATAACAAAGGACGCAAAACATTAATACTATCAGAAAGAAAAGCTTTCTTTGATCCAATTAAAGATATATTAATAAATAAATTTAAAATACCAGCATCAGATATTGGAATTTTTCAACCAACACCACCAATAGGCGAATTATATAAAAATGCATTTGAATTATTTATGGAAAATAGAGAAGATATTCCAAAGAATAAATTAGAATTACCAAAAAGTTATATATCTGGTAAAATGTGGGTTCAATATATTTGCGGAAAAAATAATATACCAATTGATGAAATAAAAAATTTATTTACATTTTTTAAAGATTATAATATAAATGATAAATATCTAATGTCGTTAGAAAAGATGTATAATGATTTAAAATCAAAACCTAAAAATGATAGAAAATATACTATTGGAAAAAATGATTTAAAGCAATCTAAGAAAATAAGCACATATAAAACATGGATAACTATAAATTCATATATTTATGATTTTGATATGGATTTAATTGAAGAATTATTAAACAATAATTCACAAAATCAAGAAGAACAAAAAAATAAAAAAATTGTTCTTAGTAGTTATCAAATGTGCAGTACTGGTACAAATGTACCAACACAGGATACAATATTATTGTTAACACCAACTGGCTCAGATGTAGGAATTGAACAAAGCGTAGGAAGAATACTCAGAATAAATAAAAATAAAAAAGATCCATTAGTAATAGATATAGTAGATGTGTCTTTTGTTCAAAATACAAGAAAGTGGGAAATAAGATATAAATTTTATAAAGATAATGATTTTGTCATTATCTAAACAGGAGGGTTGATGAGTAAAATTAAAAGTAAGGATGTTGAAGGATTTGTTTTAGAATTTTTTAATATTCACGACTTTATTAGTAAATTACCGGTTATAACAACTAGTAAGGTTACAAAATCAAAAGGAAGTTTCTGTCCAGAAGGTCTATTCTCTCAACAAATATTCGGTCCAAATAAAAGTTATACATGTTCATGTGGTATATACAAAAACGATAAAGAAAATCAAAAATGTTCTAAATGTAATATAGAATATACTGATAGCATTTCAAGAAGAACGAGGTTCGCTAGAGTTGAACTCCCCGTGCAAATATTTAACCCAGTATTTTTCTGGTTAGCATTCTCATCAACATCCAAGATCACAAAATTAGTAAAAGATTTAATGTTTTATAATAAATGCGTTGAAATTGATGGTGATCCATCTAGTGAAGGTAGTTGGGGTTATAAGTTACATGCTATTGATGAATATGACAAATTAAAAGAAAATAAAAAAATATGTGACAGAGTTGTTATGGGTGCTGTTGCAGCTAAACAAGTTATCGATTATATGGTAGTATATGATAATGGTAATTTACCCGCAAAGCTTAAAAAGTTATGGGAAGAATATTCTTATAATGCAATAATGAGTGATGTCATTGTAATCCCTCCAGATTTAAGACCAATGTTACAAAGAGGTAAAACTGTAATAAGTGATCAGATTAATAAATTATATGGTGTAATAATAAACAAAATAAATTTACTTAAAAATGATACATTTAAATTATTTGAAGATATCTCAATAACAAAACATTCATATAGAACATTACAAAAAGATTGTATGGAATTATATAAAGAGATAATAAGTAAATTATCTGGAAAGAAAGGTTTATTGAGAGGAAATATTCTTGGTAAGAGAATAGATTTTAGTGCTAGAGGTGTTATAATACCAGATCCAACATTGTCCTTAAATGAATGTAGAATTCCTTATTTAATTCTTTTGGAAATATTCAAATATCATATTAGTAGAAAACTTATAATGGATAGAGAATTAAAAACTGCTGGTGATTATAGAGATGAAATAATTTCTCTTTCTAATAATAATGGCACTTTTAATTTCTTCCATGAAGCAGAAAATTTTATTGAAGAATGTTTAAAGAATGAGAATTTCTGTTTAATAAATTATGTTGAAGAAATAATTGAGGGAAGACCTGTATGTTTAAATAGACAACCAACATTACATAAACCTGGATTACAAGGGTTCTATATAAAAGTTGGATTATTTAAAGTAATACAAATACACCCATTATCATGTGAAGGATTTAATGCTGATTTTGATGGAGATCAAATGGCTGCATATTTTCCCATGTGTGATGAATCAATAGAAGAAGTAATACAAAATTTATTACCAAAGTCTAATTTATTATTTGACTCATCAGAAGAATTAATGTATATGCCAGGTCAAGATATTATATTAGGTTTGTTTTGGTTATCAAAAAATAAACCTGAATTATTACCAATTGAGTTACAGGGTCATATTTTAAATAAGAAAACTTTAAAAATATTATTAACCGAACTATGTAAGAATGATCCAGATAGAGCAGTTATAGTTCTTGATATTATAAAAAAACTTGGATTCAAACATGGAACTATTAATGGATTTACTTTAAGTTTAAAGGGTATTTCTGAGAGTGTTTTGCCTATAAGTGAAAGAACTGAATTATGGCGAGATATAGATCCAAATAATAAAGAATCAATAATGGAAGTAATGTCTAGAGAAAATATTCTTATAGATACAAAGCTTAAAGATAATTTTAAATATATTGATATCATTGAATCTGGCGCCCGGGGTGATTGGACACAAGCTAAACAATTAGTTCTTAATAGAGGATATGTTTCAAATTGCGTTGGTGATATAATTCCATATCTTATAAAATCAAACTTAATGGAAGGATTAAATCCAACTGAATTCTTTGCGTCATGTTATGGTACTAGAAAAGGTTTAGTAGATCAAGCCGATAATACCGCAACATCTGGGACATTAACTAGATATCTGGTATATTTGGGAATAACTGCAAGAAGTAGTGATATGGTTGACTGTGGCTCGGATCAATATCTAGAATATGAAATAAGACACTTTGGTGATGTAAAAAATATATTTGGTAGATTTATTTTACATGATGGTAAATTGTTGAAGATCACAAAATATAATTGTAAAAAGTTTATACCAAAGAAAGAACATGAAACAATAATTGTAAAATTAAGAAGCCCGATATTTTGTAAATCTAAAGAATTTTGTCAAACATGTTGCCCAACAAAAAATAAAAATATAGGAACCGTTTCTGCCCAATGCCTTGGTGAACATAGCACTCAACTAGTTTTACGAGTTTTTCATAATTCTGGTGTGGCTCAAATGGATACTAAATCAAAACTAAAAGAAGATAAAACAACTGAATCAAAAAGTAAAAAGAAAAATAAAAGTAAAAATGAAGACATTGTAAATGACTTAAATATTGTAAGAAAACTATTCCAGTCCCCAGATATAACAAAACCATCTGAAATACATAATTATTTTAAACAAATATATCTTTTATATAATCATGATAGATATGGTGGTAAAATAAAATCATTACATTTTGAAGTTCCTATAAGTCAATTGTTCTGGACTAAAGATATGAAAAGTAAATATAGATTAAAACAAGACCAAAAAGATTTCTTACCTGTATCTATGACAACAGTTCCTGGATGTGAGTCTTGGTTGGTTGGTGCAGCATTAAATAATTTTAAAGATAAATTACTACAAGGTATAGAGCAACCAATAGGCGAAAGTCTTTTTGATAGAATACTTATAGGTGAATTTGATTGATTTTGAAAGGATCTTTTATGATTAAGAAAAGTTTAGACATTTCTAAACAAATTGTAAACGAGTATGTAAATGAAAATTTTGATTACAATGATATAGATTTTGTATTAAATTTGAAGAAGAATGAATACAAAATGGTAACAAATATAATAGACCTAATATTGCAAAACTTTAAAAATGATTTTGATATGGATTATGGAATTTCCAAAGAAAAAGTAATGACATCTGATATAGACTATAGTTTATTAGAAAAAATAAGAATAGATATAAAAAATACAATAGAAGTACCAGTAAATAAAAAGAAACCCGAAGAAGTAAAAAAGAGGCATATTCAAACAATATTTTTAGATTTTCCATGTTTGGATGATTATTCAATGTTTAAAATACATGGTGTCAAGAGTACACCATGTATTCAATTGATAGACAAACCATTGGTTGTAAGAAAAGATAGAATAAGATTTCAGAGTAATGTTGATATAATGGAATTATTTTTAAAAGATTTTACTTTAAAAACAACATTTATGAAAAATTCTTCTTTACATTTTATGTCATATTTAATGGCAACTTGGGGTCCAAAAAAATGCCAAGAAAAATTGGGATTCATACTCGATATAGATAAACCAGATGAACCAATTGGTGAATTTATAAGACAGGATGCTGTTAGAATCATATGGAAATGTGATGTTCATTGGAGAATACAGCTGCTAGTATCATCTTTATTTGATATAAAGCAATATGATGTTAGTGATGATGGTGGAACACATAAAAGTGTTTCCAGTTCAGAGTATTGGAAAAAACAAATAAATAAACATATAAAAGAAAATCAAAGAGGATCTAGTTTTAAATATGTTCAGGCATGTATGTCATCATTATCAAAAATTGATATTTTCACATCTCAATATATGATAACTGGAAGTGTAGAAGATGAATTGATACTTGGGTTAACTAGAGAACCTTATAATGAATTAGATGTAAAAAATAAAAGAATAAGATGTGTTGAGTATATGTTATCTGATTATATAAAATACATGCATTCATTATACGTCAATTTATCGCTTGGTCGTAGAATTTATTATATAAATGATGTAAAAACATTTAAACTAGATGATTTTGTAGTAAATTCTAGATTATCCATAAATGAATATCAATTTAACCCATTAACTGAATTATCTGAATATACTAAAATAACACAAATAGGTCCATTAGGGTTTATTAGAGACTATTTTAAAGGTAGAAAAAGAGACATTCATTTCTCACAAAGAAGTCTATTCTGTCCAGTTGCCACGCCTGATAGAGAGAATTGTGGAGTTATACTGAATATGGTTGTTGGGTCTAAAGAAAGAGATCTTGGAATGATATATAAACCAATTGTTAATTTTAATGATAAAATTACATTAATACCGATTGAACTCCCAGAAATAATAGAAGAGATACCTGAGTATTTGCAAAAAGATAAAAAAACTAAAAAAGATAAAAAAAATGAAGCAGATGAGATAGATGAAAATAGTACCAAAAAATCTAAAAACAAAACTATTCCAGAATTTGTAGATACTCTTAGTATAAGTTCTTTAGGTTAGTGAAGGGATTCTAAATGAAAAAAGATTTAGTCATATCATCTTTATTAGTTAATAATGTACCATTTATGGAAAATGATGATCCGACAAGACTTCAGATGGCAGTCAATCAACAAAAGCAAGTAAAAGAATGTATTTATAAAGAAACGCCTTATATTATGAGTGGATTTGAAACATATTTTCCAAAATTTACAAGTATGTATGTTAAGTCAGATATTAAAGGAAAAGTAAAGTATATTGATAGATATTGTATAGTTATAGAAAATAAAGAAGGATCCAGTCTTAAATTTCTTAAAGATGGTTATAATATTAAGGTTAAAGTTGGTGATTCTGTAAAAAAAGATCAAACCATTGCATATGAAGATGAATGTATGTCTTTTGGTTTAAATTTATTAACCGTTATTATGCCATTTTATGGTATGAATTATGAAGATGCAATTACTGTAAATTCAGAAGTTGCCAAAAAGTTCACCCATGAGGAAGTTGTAAAAGAAGTAATAGAGGTACCAAAGGATTCTATATTGTTGAGTTTGGATGGTAAAAATTCATACAAGCCTTTTTTAAATATTGGAGACCGTATTAAAAAAGGTGATCCCTTGGTAACATTAAAAAATGCAGATGGTAATAATACATATTCTATTTTAAATAGACCAAAAGATGTTTCATCAAAAGTATCAGGTACAATAAGTGAAATTTCTATTTATATAAATAGATGGAATTCAGATGTAAGAGTTTATGATATGTTTATAACTGATATGTTAAATAATAAAAAGAAATTAAGAGATGAATTATTAAATAAGATTGAAAAGTTTGAAGACTGGCAAAAGAAATTTATAATATTTAAGAATCATGGGATACTTGATAAATATAAATTTAAGAACCAAACAATAGATATACTTATATCTTATAAAATAAAATCACAATACCCATTAGACCCAGGAGATAAGTTAAGCAACAGACATGGTAATAAAGGTGTCATATCAATGATATCCGATAAATTACCAATAATTAAAGAACTAGACAGAATGGCAGATATAGTAATAAACCCATTGGGTATTATATCAAGAATGAACCCAGGTCAATTATATGAATTAACAGATGGAATGAATGTTTATAAAATACGAAGTTATGCTTATAAAATGAATACTAGTGATCTAAGAAAATTAATAAGAAAATGTTTAAATCTTATTGATTTAACTTATAATAAATGGTACTCAAAGCAAGAGGGTAGTTTTATAAACTCATTATCAGATGAAGATTTTCATAAATATGTTTCAAACTTTTCATTATTGGCACCGCCATTTGAATCACCAAAATATAAAAATATAGTTGATTTATGTAATTTATTAGGAACTAAATGTGAATATGATATATATGAACAATTTTCTAAGAAAACTATAAAAAACATTGGTGTAGGTTTTCAATATTGGAATAAATTAATACATTTGTCAAGAATTAAATTATCTGCAAGAAGCTTGGCAAGTTATAGTAAAAAAATGATGCAACCAGCTGCTGGCAGAAAAATAAAAGGAGGTCAAAGATTTGGTGAAATGGAAGTTTGGGCATTGATAGCACATAATTGTCCCAATCTTCTAAAAGAATTTTTAATAATGCACTCGGATGGGTTTAAAAGTAAAATGGAATATATTGAAAATCTTGTTCAATATGGTACTGAAAAAACTCCAAAGAACCAAGAATCTACTATTGCGGAAATGCTTAGGACATATTTTAAAGCCATGGGGTTTAGATTAAAAAGAAAAGCTATTAAAAAAGATTAAGAAAGAAAAAGCGAGGTAATTAAAATGACATTAAAACTTAAAGATGGTATGAATGTGAATATTTCCAGTGTTGGTAAGAACTTTATTTCAAGATTAAAAACAGGTGATTCTTTACATGTGATGGATTATTTATCTGGAAATGGTAACACTACTAATGTATCCATTCAAATAGGATTTAATTATAGAGACTTGATATTAGATGCAATTAAGAAGATAACAGAAAAAACGACAAGTGCATGTATGTCATATATAAATAAAAAATATAATAATGATACAAAATCTGTATCATTAGACGAATGTCAAAATGCTAAAAATGAAATTTTAGCATCTCTTGCAAAATCAATTGCATCTTGTAATGATGAAAATAAATCTTCAAAAGCATTTGCAAACATTAATGAGGTAGATATTGAAATTGATAAAAATAGTAAAATAATTAAAAATAATATATTTTTAAATTGTGTAAATGATAAATATAATAAAATTAATAACTCAATTAAAATATCAAGAATTAATGGCAATATTGTAATTAGAGGTATTGTAATATCCCGGACAAAAAAGAATATAATTAAATCAATTAATAAATCAATTAAAACATTAATAAAAGAATGGTTTTGTAAAGGAACATTCAAAGCAGATGCAGACCAAAAAGGATCTTTAATTAATTTAACATTAGATCAAAATAAATTTAAAAATATTAAATATAATAATGAAACAATATCTTCAGAAATATTCACTGGAAAAAAGATTGAAGAAAATAATGATATAACGGTAAGAATTTATAATGGTCCAAATGGAATGTCATCCCTTAAAAATTTAAATAAAAATTCAATTGAAAAATATGAATTCAATATTATAACTCATTTTGGTAAAGATCTTAATAACATTAAGAATATATTACCAGCTGATTTTAATGGAAAGATATTTGCACCATTTGATGCTGTAACTAAAAGAAAACAAGATTTTAAAGTATGTAGAATTATTAAGGATGATAATAGTAGAATATTAAAAATGTCTTCTATTAAAGTATCAAAATCAAAACATACTGATAAGTCTGGCCGTTATAGAATTGCCCCTGGCTTAGGTAAAATGTATATAGAAATTAATGCAACCAGAAAAAAAATCAAACAAGGTGAATCAATTATACTCATTAATGAATAAATAAATTAAGGAGATTTTAACTCTTGACACATAACAAATATAATAAAAATCTACCAGACATTCAAAATTCTAAAGATGGGTTTCATAATATTCCAATACATATGGTTGGGATAGAAAACTTTAAAGCACCAATAACATTTAGAACTAAAGATGGTAGAGATTTCAATACAATTTCAATTTTCAATGCATATGTAAACCTTTCAGAACATTCTAAAGGTGTTAATATGTCTAGATTTGGTATAGTGGTACATGATGAATTGAAAGATGCACCACTAACATTTAAACTTGTTCCTAATATTTTAAAAAATTTAAAATTAAAATTAAAAAGTGAAAAAGCGTATGTTGATTTTAATTTTGATATATTATTAGACAGGGAAGCACCTATTACGAAATATCATAATTTTATACCGGCCAATATTAGATTTAAAGGTAGTATAAATGAAAATGATGTGATGATAGTATCTATGGAAATAATGTTAACCGGGACATCTTGTTGCCCTTGCTCTAAAGAAATAAGTAAATATGGGGCACATAATCAAAGGAACAATTTAAAAGTTAAGATTATTTTGGTAGATGATATTGATATAGTAATATGGATTGAGGATGTAATTGATTTAATGGAAGTATCATTTAGTTGCCCAATTAGAAATGTATTAAAACGAGCTGATGAAAAATATCAAACAGAAAAAATGTATGAAAATTCAAAGTTTGTTGAAGATATTGCAAGGGATTGTGCTTATAATATTAAATCTAAATATTTAGATAATAAGTATATAAAATGGTTTTCAATTAAATCTACCAGTGAAGAAAGCATTCATCATCACAATGCCTCCGCATATATTAGTAGTGATGATTTATGATTTAATACACTTAATATTTTTATTAACCCCTGGATATAATAATATCCAGGGGTATTTTTGTGTGTATTTTAATGGAGTTGATTTATCTAAATTGGATATTTTTAAAAATATGTTTTGGAATAAGGATTATAAAATATTAACAATTAATGGGAAATATGGAATAATTGATAAAAAATTTAATGAATTAGTTCCATTTATATATACATCAATATATAAAATAAGGAAACCAAATAAACAAAAAGATCCATTACTGTTTCATATTAGAAAAAATAGAAAATCAGGGATCATTGATATCAATAATAATATTATAATAGACCCAAAATATAATGGAATAGATTTAATAAATAATCAATTTCATTGCAAAAAAAATAATAAAGAATTTGAAATTTGTGATAAGAATGGGAATGAATATATAAGCAACATTTTCAAAAAATCTAAACTATTTAATTCCAATTATTCTATAATTAAAATAAATAAAAAAGGTATAATAAAAAATATTATTGTTGATAAAGAATTAAAAAAAATAAATGATGATGAATATGATGATGTTTATTATTGTTGGTCTAAAAAAAACGTGATAGTAAAAAAAAATAATAGAAAATATCATATAAATTTAGATGATGGAAAAATTTGTAGTGATTGTTATTATGATATAAATGAAATATATGCAGATTATTATCATTATAAAATAGATAAAAATAATGGATTTCTTATGTTTAAGAATGAAATAATTATGAACAATATATCATATGATAGCATTACTAGGATCTCAAACTTAATATTTAAAGTTAAAAAAGATAATAAAAATTTTATAATAAATAAAAAAAATGAAATATTAATGGATATTGGTGATGGTATTGGAGAATATCAATATAATTTTTTCGAGGAGATTGGGTTATTGTTTATTAATAAAAAATGTTTTGATATAAAAAGAAAATGCATAATAATAAAACAAATTGATTTTATTAAAAAATATACATATATTAAAAATAAAATTGTTAATGAAAATGTGATATTTTTTAAAAAATATTTATATGAAGAAGCATTAGAGAAAATTTTTTCGTTTATGTCAAATGAATCAAGGTTTATATGTAAAATTAAAGAGTAGGTAGGTATCATGAAAATATTTTTTAAAAGACCTGAAGACTATTCTAGGTTGTATCCAAAAATAGATAAAATTAAAAATACAGTTAAGATAGGAAAAAGTGAGGTAGAACTAGCAAGAGATATGTTTATTCCAAATTTGGAAAAGGGTTATTTTTATAAAGTTGGTGGGATGAGAGATGTTTTGTATAGAGATGCGGATTGTCATATTATATGTAGAAAAAATAGAGTTAAGATATTTATATTAGATAAGGCATTTAGGATCCCATCTATAATGTATAAATTTAATATAAAACAAAAATTACTAAGGGATGATTTAAGAAAAATAATGATCCAAATTACAAATGTACCAATAGTTCCAGAGAAAATGTTTAATGAAGATTTGGACCCAGATATACAGAATCTAATAGATATAAAATATAAACCTTTAAAAAAGGTATATGATAATAACCCTGGGAATAAAAAAATGATGCTAGCATATGATTATTTTGCTGAAAAAAGAGACACTGTTGTAGATGTTCAACATTATTTATTAATGAATTCAATTCAGACATTAATGGTTCAAAAATATTTAGACCCAAATTTTAATATTTGGAAAGATTCAGCATATATGAAAACATTAGAAGTTAAGGAAGTTAAATATGATCTTGAAACAATCGTTTATGTACCAGAAGAAGAACTTCCAGTTAAAGAAAAGAAACAAACAAATAAACTTATCTAATGATAAATACGTGTTATCTTTAGAAAAATATAATGATATTGAAATTATTGATATATTTGGGGTTACGTATATTATAGATACAACCCCAAATATTATATTTGGATTTAGTCATATGCAAGGGAAATGGATATCTATTCAAAATAAGATAATACCAATTTATATTATAGAATCAATATATAAAGTATTAAATGAAGTTTCCAAAAAATCAGCAAGATTAAAGTGTATAGTTAATATAAAAAATTCATTTTTGAGATCCAAAAATATCGATAATTTCATAATTGGAAGAGAAAATGGGTTTGCATTAATAATAGATAAAAAAATAAAAAGAATAAGAAGCAAAACATATACAGGCTTATTTGGTTATAATGATTTAGATATTGATACATATAATAAAATAGTTCTAATGTTTTTAGCAAAAGTTTTAACGGAGGTATGTTGATTGAATAAACTGGAGGATATGTTGAATTATCAAATTTATGATGAATGTATTAAAATAAGTAGAAAAGAAAATATTTATGATAAATGTATAACGGATGATGGATTTGATATTGATAAATTTAAATATTTTATTAATTGGTTTCTTGTTTCTAAGCATCAAAAATTGTCAGAAGAATTCATTATTGAATTTAAAGATTATATTAATTGGTATTCAGTTTCATCATGGCAAACATTATCAGAAGAATTCATTAGAGAATTTAAAGATAAATTAGATTGGACTTGGATTTCATATTATCAAGCATTATCAGAAGAATTTATTAGAGAATTTAAAGATAAAGTTTTTTGGAATAATATTTCATGGTATCAAAAATTATCAGAAGAATTTATGAAAGAATTTAAAGATGAAGTTAGTTGGGATGGTATTTCGAGGTGTCAAACATTATCAGAGGAATTCATATGTGAAAATTTAGATAAAATTGATATTGGA